GCGTAAGATCGTCGGCAGCGTCAGATGTGTATAAGAGACAGCCCCAAAACCATCCCACCCCACAAACGCAAACACCCCACAGTCAAACCAGACATAGACAAACTCCAACGCGCCCTATACGACGCCATAACCGAAACCCACATCTGGCATGATGATTGCCAAATAACCGACGTAACCAGCCACAAACGATACGCCGACAACAACACCCCCGGCGTATTCCTCACAATCACATGGGAGCCCAACCAATGAAGAAACCAAACGAATTCGACTACTTCCGCAACACCACACCAAGCTACAAGCTAGGCCGCATTCTCGGCTGGCTACTCATCACCCTAGCCGTACTCCTCATCACCACCGGCACCATAGCCCTACTCAAACTCCTCATAACCTACATCCTCGCGTAAGGAACCATCATGCCCCTCAACCAACACCAACAACAAACTAAACCCAAGAAAGCATAAAATACCCCTATGAGCAACGTAACCAGAGACGCGCACGGCAGAATCACCGGCGGCGTCAACAATCCGACCGGTAAAGGCGGTTTCCAAGAACGCCCGCAAGACCGCGGCACATGGACTAAAGACACTAGCCCGACCCGGTGGATACGCGAATACGGGAAACTCTCCGCAAAAGAATTCAAGGAGAAAGCCAAAGACCCCAACCTAACCATGATCCAACGTATCGCGGTGAAGCATATTGTGGACGCGGAGAAGAACCCGAAGGTCGCTACCGATCTGATTGACCGTTTGGATGGTAAGCCGCACCAGTCCACCGATGTGAACGTGACCGGCTATGAGCCGCCGCGTATCGTGTTGGAACCGTTCGACGATAACCCCGAGAACAAGAAGGATAGCGAATAATGACTAAACCATGTTTGCAAGTCCAAACCATGAAAACCAGAGACTAATGGTATGAAGATAGCTAAACCGTACCGTGATTTATGGTGGTGGCTCCATTCGGATACGCCACCATACCGGTATTACTGCTATTCCGGTGGCCGAGCCAGCGGCAAGAGTACGAGCGTTGCGCAGAGTCTCATACTTCGCGCCGCCACTCAACCCATCACGGTATTGTGCGCCCGAGAATTCCAGAACAGTATCACCGACTCCGTGCATAAGCTGCTGGCTGACACTATCGAATCGTTCGGCGTGAAGGGCTTCGAGGTCACGCGCGACGCCATCCGCCATATCAACGGCAGCATGTTCATCTTCCGAGGGTTGCATAATAATCTTGAATCGATCAAAAGCATCGAGGGCGTGGACGTGTGTTGGGTGGAGGAAGCGCAGACCATCAGCAAGGAAAGCCTGACCACTCTCATCCCGACGATACGCCGCACCAACTCCACTCTTATCTTCACTTGGAACCCGCTCACTTCGCATGATTCCGTGTGGACGTACTTCATCACGGGTGACTCGGAGGAACGCCGCCGCCAGACATGCCACTGGCACACCACCTACAACGACATTCGTCGTCTGTTGAGTCAAGACGTGTTGGACATGATACGCGCCGACCAACAGTCGGCGGATTTCGCACACATCTGGCTAGGCTTGCCATACTCCGACACCAATAACCAGTTAATCAGCGACACCATGATAAGCGAAGCCGTGCAACGCAAACCATTGACCGGGCTCGTGACGTTCGGGGTGGACGTGGCTCGATACGGCAACGACCGCACAGCGCTCTGCATCAAACAGGGCAACCGAATCAGCATTCTGGAGTCGTGGACGCACAGCAGTATCGTGGACACTGCGGAACGTATCAAACTCCGAGCCACCCAATACCATCCCGTAGCCATCCGTGTGGACGATACCGGCGTGGGCGGAGGATTGACAGACCTGCTCAAAACAAACGGCCTGCCCGTTGACGCCATCAACTACGCCGGTAAGGCCAAAGACCAACAGTATCCAAATATTGCCAGCGAACTATGGTTCGACTTCGCCAACATGCTCCCATCATTGAGCATCAACCATAATCTTGAGGACTTCGCCAAGCTCTCAAACGAACTGACCACGCGACGGTGGAAAATCACCAGCAGGAACCAACGCCAGATAGAAAGCAAGCAGGATTACAAAGACCGGGAGAACTTGGGGAGCCCCGATCTTGCAGACGCTGTACTGTTGGCGTGTTATGAACCGCCGAAACTGCCATCATGGGACGTAGCCGTTTGCTAGGTTTAAGCCCTGCACCCCAGTAGACTAGACATAGGGTCTTAGATGAATCGAGGAAAATGTGAGCCTGCTGAACAATCTCCGTGACGGGTTTATGAGCGCTTTCGACCGTAACCATGCGCCCAGCATGTCCCCCACACCAATGGGCGGAAACATCTGGCAGCCAATGGGCGGCAACACCATCCCAATGCACGACACATACGATAACGTGTTCCCCTATGTTAACGCCATCGCGCAACGGTTCAGCACGGTAATCCCCTACGCCGTGGACTCTGAAAACCAGCGTATCGAACCAACCCCCGCACCATTGGCCGCACTCTACGCGCCAAACGACACCTATAGCTGCCTCGAATTCCTGAAACTCATCTCCGTCAGTATCCTCACTCAATCACACTTGGACATACTGATCTGGACAGCCAACGGGCCGGGCGGAGACATTACAGCCGACAACATCATCGGGTACACGCTCCTACCGTCGAACAGCCGCCAATACAATTCTTCCCGCTCCGACTGGTATCATCGCGTCACTATGGACTTGGGCGGCGGCGAACGAGTCTACGAATTCTCCCGAGACGAAACCATCGCCCTCAGCTACTCGCAGCACCCGAACGATCCCACTCGGGGCATCGCACCAGCCATGACGGTGAAGAAGTGGGCGAACGTGGACGATATGATCGCCGACTATGAGCGTGGCTTCTTCGGCAACAACGCCGTACCAGCTGGAATGCTCGGCATCGTGTCGGAAAACACTGAGGACTTCCAGCGCAACCGCGACCGGTTGGAAAGCACGTTCCGAGGTGCAGGCAACAACAACGGAATCGTGTACAACATGATCCCGGTTGACCCCATGACCCATAAGCCCAGCACCACCAGCAAACTCGTATGGGTACCGTTCCAGAACGCCAACGACAGTCTGGACTTGCAGACCGTAAACGACGTGGTAAACAACAGACTGTCTAACGCGCTCGCCGTACCGGACATTATTCGCGGCATCGATAACGGGCAGACCTACGCCAACGCCGAACAAGCGGGACGCGCGTTCATCGAAAACACGCTCAAACCGTTGTGTATGACGGTGTGGGATAAATGGCAGTTCGAGTTAGACCGTATCACCGGAGGACTCGGCTACGGCATCACGTTCGACCTAGATCTTCCCTCGCAAACCGACGTGGAAAAGGTGCAGGCCGACACCCAGAAGGTACGTATCGACTCGCTGACCCAACTCCTGAACATGGGGGCCAGTCTGGAGTCTGCCGTGGACGCGCTCGGCCTCCCCGAAGCATATAAGCGTCTTGACTTGCACCAGCAGGCTCCGACGCTGACTATCCCAATAGCCGCGAAACGATATGCGCGTAATATCAAACCGCAGGAAACGGCAACCGAAAACCGCATCCTCCCCGCCACTCGCACCTACGTGAACCGCGTAATCCGCATGGCACGCCGCTCCCAGAACGGGCTACGCGATGATCTGGAAGCCATCGGCGACCAGTGGATAAACGACGTGGAAGACGAGTTGATGGCTAACCTCGCAGCTTACGCCCGCCGTACCGGCTACGAGCTGGAGCAGGTCATTACAGCGTGGGCGGAACTCCACCCCGAAAGCTCCATCGCCGTGGATATCGAGGGATACACCGCCGATGATTGGAGGCAACTCTACTTTTGGACGGAACTCCCCGCAACCGTTAGCGAAGCATACGTGGAACACTTGCGGAGCATCGCCAAGTCCACCAGCAAGACCATCACGAACGACGTGCTCGAACTGTTGAACCGTGCCGACGTGGAACAGTGGGACGCCGAACGCCTGCGCGAAGCACTCGAACGCATGGGCAACGATCACGCCGAACTGATTGCCCGCTGTGAGACCGTGCAATCCCAACGGCTTGGCAGCTTGTACAGCGCCCGCAATCTTAGCGAAACACTCGGAGTCAGACTGGACAAGGTGTGGCGTACCAGCGGCGACGAAAAAGTGTGCGAATTCTGCAATCACATGGAAGGCAAGCGAATCGCATTGGATGACACGTATATGGCGGAGAACGCAAGCGTCGAGATCGGAGACCGCACCTACGTGAACAACTTCGAGAGTATGCAAACACCGAACGGACACCCCAACTGCCGGTGCTACGAGGATTACGAAGTAGTGGAGGACGAATCATGACGTATGACATCCATTGCAAACGTTGCGGACGCTACCTAGGCTCCTGCGCCCGCAACACCACGGTCACGCTCAAGTGCCCGAACTGCAAGGGCTTGGACACGTACCGTATCGTGCTACTATGGGGGACAGAACATTAAGCCCATTAAGGACGTTCGACCGCACCACTACCTATTGAAAGGGTCAAGATGAAGACTCGTAAGAGCTTCTCAAACAGCGGTGCCCCAGAAACCAATGGTCGTACCCTCACCTTCCTCGCCAACAGCGGAAAAGTAATGTGTGACGGACTCACCGTAGACTTGAAGACACTGAAAGCGCCGTTAATCGACGGCACTCTGAAACTCGTGTCCGACCTCACCGAGTCCGACAAACTATCACTACCGCTCCTGATCGACCACATGCCCAGTATCGAATGCCAAGCGGGCGCAATCACCCGACTTTGGATGACCGACGCCGGACTAATGGCCGAAGCGAAACTCAGCGAGGTAGATCAAGGCGAACGTATCCGCCAGCTCGCCGCCGACGGATGCCTGACCAACAGTTTCAGCATCACCGTTGAATTCAACCAGCGTCCCGGCAAGGACGGTATCATCCATGATGGCGAACTGCTGGAAATCAGCGTTGTCTATCGTGGTGCCGACCCAAGGGCCGCTTTCACCGCAATCAACAGCCGCAACAACACGAATGGAGACACCATGAACCCGGAACTCCTGAAGAAGCTGGCGCGTACCATCGCCCAGTTCAAACTCACGCCGGACGAGGCGGAACAGCTCACCAACAGCATCACCGATATCATGCAGGGCGCTCTCGATGACATCACCGAAGCCATCGGAGCACAGTCCGAATCTGACAATCAGGAAAACACTCCGGCACCGGAGGAACCCGTGCAGACTTCCAACGCCCGCCAGACCATCATCATCAACAAAGCCAACCACGCCGCCCACCAGTCGGGTACCGTGAAGTTCTCCCACGACCGTAAGACATGGCTCGACTCCGACGACGCCATGATCGCGTTCGAGCGTGCCCTTATCAACACTGACAACAAGGGTGTCGAAGCGTTCCACCGTGAGTGGGCTGACACCGTGAACCGTAACATGTCGGACACCGCGTCGTTCGGCGTTGACGCTACCAACGTGAACAAGTTCATCCCGACCGAGGCCATCACCACGATCTCGGACGCTTTGAACACGCGCGGCTCCGGCCTGTGGAACCTGCTGCGCAAAACCGGTCTTGACCGCCTGACCATCGGCGGCAATATCGCCGGTCTGACTGAGCAGACCCGCGCCCACGGCTACCCGGTGAGCGAGTACGGCAATCAGAAGAAGGAACAGACGCTTTCATTCGTGAAGCGTGAGCTTCAGGCAGACTACACCTACAAGTACATCAAACTGAACAAGGGCGATATCCGCCGCACCCAGCGTCCGGGCGCTCTGCTCCGCTACGTGTTGCAGGAGCTCCCGAACTACATTATCCAGACCATCGAACGGCAGATTACGCTCGGCAGCTACACGGACATGGCTCACTTCCGTAGCGTTGTGACCGACGCGGAAGACAGTTTGTCTTCGTCTGAGTGGAAGGGCAACCGTTTCGCGCTCTCCTACACCATGAAGAATGACGCCCCATTGATGGACTTCGTGCGTGCCTCCCACATGGTTCGCGCTCAGGGAAACAAGGTGCTCTTGTGCAACGCTGATACTGTTGCTGATCTGCTGATGTCCGCGGACGCGAACGGAAATACGTACATCGCTCTCGGCGGTGACGATACTCTGGCCCGCGCTCTCAGCGTTAACCAGATCATCACCCCGGAATGGTGGACTGACTCGGATGACGCCAAGACTATGGGTATTATCATGTCCGCGTCCCACTACCCGGTGGTTGGCGATACGTCCATCGAGGCGTTCACTAACTTCGCGTTGTCCACGAACACCAACGAGTATCTTCAGGAGATTTACGCTGGTGGCGGTCTGGACGCTGAGAAGTCCGCCATTGTCATCAAGCCGAAGGCCAAGTGATGAACGCTGAAATGTACGCACGAGTCGGCGGCAAGGCGCTGCCCAAAGATAACATGAACAGTGTTAAGGTCATCAACTTTGTGGACGAAGAGGGCCAGCCTGTCGGTAAGGCCGCTCACGTTGACCCGTCATCTGGCACGGTAGCGCAGGTGGTGAACGCTCTGATTGCCGCTGGCTTGATGGCGTCCGCCTGACACGCTACCCTAAACAGTAGCGGGACTGCACCGCAAGGCCCTATCTCCTACAATGGGAGGTAGGGCCTAACTTATTTTCCCGGAGGAGCGATCATGGACATCGACGCAAGCGTAATCAATCAGGTAGGAGACGCGAACTACGCGCGGTGGAAGGATGCTGCGCTCGCAGACCTCTCCAACATTCTGTGCCAAAAAAACCTATCCCAGCTTACGGATGATTACGTTGGAATCGTCGTAGGGGATGGCCGCCATGTCGCCCTACTGGCATGGTATTCGGAAGTAAGCAACGTGCAGACCACCGACGGGGTGAACCTCGATTTTCAAGTAACCTATGATATGAGCGACGGATGGACGCCAGAAACCAAGTACACGAACTGCATTATCATCACGGAACGTCTCACGGTGGGCACGGCAGTAACCGTGACCGGAACACACGGGTTCGCGAAACTCCCAGCACCATTATCCTCGGTGCTGGCGGCGGTCATCGAGGCAGACCAGAACGTTCTTGACCAGACCGACATTATCACGTCCAAAAGCATCGAGGATGTCAGCGTTGGCTACGCCACAATCACCGAAACGGCTATGGAACGTGCGTTAACCCCGTACCAGTCTCTTATCAGCAAATGGAGCCTATGCCGTAACGAAGTTCAGACTGGTGGCATCCTGTCCATGCCACGCAAGCATCATCAATTGCCGTGGTGGCTGAACGCTCAAGACTATATGGGTGGTGACTACGCTTATGGCAACGCTCTGTGACCCGTTCCGCTTGTTCCCGCACCAAGTCCAGACGGCGACGCTTTGGCGGTACACGGCTCCCGGTCTGCCGAACGAACGACTGGCCGACTTGCAGGTGATTGTGAAGCATTCCACCCAGTCCGACCAGCCGATTGAATACGGTTCGCGTATCAGCAGCCGACGTTTCCACATTCAAACGGACACACTCCCCGAGAATCTGCGGGAGAACATGGAATTATGGCCTGATCTGATGTTGGAACTGTCCGATGGCAGAGTGTACCAAGTCACGCAAGCAAGTCGCGGCGACGATATGGACATGGGTGAAACCCGGTTCATCACCGTGTATGGGAACCCGTATGGGAGGGACAGCATATGAGCTACAAGTTAAAGTTATCCGCTGATTGGGCGCGTAAACTCTCCACCAAACAGTTAAACAAGGGCGGCGTGAGAATGATGACCGACATTCTCAAGATGGCCCGTGAGAACGCGCCTTACAAGTCTGGCGCTTTGCGTAACAGTGGCCGTTTCCAACAGGTCTCCACGCTTAAGTGGCGTGTCACGTTCGGCAACGATCGTGTCCCTTACGCTCCTCTCCGCGAACGTGTAAACCATCTCCACCCGAATAAGGTGCGTTACCTCAAGCGGGCGCGGGACACCGCAGCTAGCCGTGTGGAATCGTACTTCAACCTAGGATAGGAGCTTTATCATGATTGATCTGGCAATGTGCATGACCCTACAAAACGAAGGCTTCGGCACTTACGGCAAGACCCTGTTCTTCGGCACCAGTCCCGTATTGGACACGGGTAGCGTCACGAACGCCGAGGGTATCTGGGTCAACGCGAACACCGTGGACATCAACGGCGACCTGTACACGGATCAGCTCACAGTCAGCAGCAGATACTTCGACGTGATCGAACAAGGAAAGTTGATGCTCAGACTCCTGCACTTCGTCAACAATCGTCTGCATGACTATTGCAAACTGACATGTAACCCCATTGCCGATATTGACTTTGTATCAATCCGCGTGCATCCGTCTACCGCCATCGATATGGATGCCATCGATAGCGAAGGCCGCTGGGTGAAAAGCATCCGATTCAACGTGGATTACAAACTCTCCACCGAAACGCTAGAATAGGAACCGTCCATTAGTCGCGCGTGTGCAGTCCCGCCCGACGAAAGGACAATAAAATGGCCTCCTACCCACTGATCGGCAAAAAGACCGTATACATTGACGATCTCGTAATCAGCCCCGACTTTGTGCAGGATGAAGTAGGCACTATCACCCTGACCCCCGGTACTACCGAGGTGGCTTCGCAGTCCGGCACCATCAACGTGCCGAATGGCTCATACGAGGAAATGAGTTTCGAGCTGAACATTATCTGCCCGAGCGTTCGTTTCCTCGGCATGTTGTTCCCGGAACTGTACCACAACGCAAAATTTAAGCGTGTTATCTCCGGTTCGATGTCCGAAACCGGTCAAGTTCGTTTCGGAGCCAACGAATGCGTGTCGAACACTCCACGTGACATCATCATCCATAACGTGTGCGATGGCCATTCGTCTGCGCAGGACTTCCGTATCCCGCAGGCGCTAATCAGCGCTGGCGGCGAATTCGGTATCAAGATTGACGAGCCGTTCGTGGTCACGCTGACCGGCTCGATGACCTCCGGTACCAACGGTGCCGTCATCATGGGCGAACTTGATCTGGATAACCCGTCGTATTACGACGAGGATTCCGGCACTATCAAGACGGATGACGTTCAGATCACAGCGCTTACCGCATCCCCGACGAACATTTCCGGTAGTGTCAACGATCATGTGACCGTGCACGTCGTGGCGTCTCCGAACGGTGCCACTGGCAACATCACCACCACCGTAGCCGACACCGGGAAGGCCACCGTGGCGGACAACGGGGACGGCACTTGGGACATTCAGCTGAAGCAGGCCGGTACTGGTACCGTCACGTTCAAGGCTGGTAGTGTGCAGACCGTGGTCAACTTCAATATCAAGGCATAAGTAACGCCCGCCATCAGAATTGTGGTGGCGGGCGCAGGATGGGAAGGTTGCAAGAAAAGCAACATGATTCATGATACCACCCGATTGGAGCAATAATGACTACCCCTGTTTTGAGCATCGACACCCGCGAAGCGTTCCGTACCCTTACCGTGAAGCTTGACGGCACGGTGTACACCATGCGTCCGCTCGGCTCGAAGGATATGCTCACCATGTTGGATAATGCTGAGACTATCGACAAGTTGAGCGCTGGCGTGGCGAACCGTGAGACTTTGGAAACCGCAGAAAAGATTATCTTCCCACTGGTCGAAAGCCTTATGAGTCCAGCAGATAAATTCTCCGAGTGGAAGGTGCAGACTCGTGAGCGGAGCGACCTCGCCTATCAGCGTGCCATGACCGCGTTATGCGGGCTCATGGCGAAGAACATCACGGTTGACATCAAGGGCGAATAAATGAGGTCGTGGGATAGTCTGCTCACTCCCGCCGAACGGGAGGCGATGAAGGATTACAAACGGAAAGAGGCGTCCAGCAAACCGCTTCCGAGCGTTAATATCCTCGCTGAACTGGGTGACGTGTATGGGTGGCAGGCTATCCGCGACGTGTTGGAAAACAATGTTGCCCCCGACCTTATGATGAGACTGCTTCGTGAGGGACGCCGTATCAAACGGCGGCGTCTGGCTGAACAATACCAGATGACGTTCAATTGCATCGCCGCCGCGCTATCCAAACATGGCGATCAGCGGATAACCAGTATCATCAATAATCTTATGAAGGACTTGTGATGGCAGACTCGACACTGACCCTAGACGCAGAAATCAACACTAGCGATTGGAACGCTGGCGTCAAGGATATCGAATCTGGTAGCCGTCAAATCGAAACGTCGGCGCGGCAAGCTGATGGAGCGCTGGGTAACGTTGACAAGTCGGCTGGCAAGTCTTCCAGCGGGTTCGGGAAGTTCGGTGCCGCCGCCGGTGCAGTTGGCGGTCTTGTCTCTGCGGGGATCGGCATGGCTGTGGACGCCATCGGCAACCTTGCTGGCGATATTGTGGAGGCGTCCGATTCGGCGGATAAGTTCAAAAGTACGCTGAACTTTGCCGGTCTGGATACGAAGACTATTGATTCCCTCACGGCCAGCACTCAGAAGTACGCCGACCAGACCGTGTATTCCATCAGTGATATTCGCAACGTGACCGCCCAGCTTGCCGCGAACGGCGTACAGGGCTTCGACAAACTAGCCGAAGCCGCTGGTAATCTGAACGCTGTAGCCGGTGGCAACGCGGAAACTTTCAAGTCGGTCGGTATGGTGCTTACACAGACCGCTGGAGCTGGCAAGCTCACCACGGAAAACTGGAACCAGTTGTCCGACGCCATCCCCGGTGCTTCCGGAAAACTTCAGGAAGCCATGCTCAAGAACGGCGCTTATACCGGTAACTTCCGCAAAGCGATGGAAGAAGGCGAGATCAGCGCGGATGAATTCAATCAAGCCATAATGGACTTGGGTATGACGGACGCCGCTAAAGAGGCCGCGACCAGTACCAGCACCATTGAAGGTGCTATGGGCAACCTCGAAGCGTCCGTGGTCGGCGTAGGCACAACGATTCTTGACCAGTTTAAAGGCCCGCTGACATCCGGTATCAGCATGTTGGCGCAGAGAATCAGCGGACTTAGCGGCGTGTTTACGGGACTAGTGCAGACTATCGGCCCGATTCTCTCACAAATCGGCACAACGTTCCAGACAGCGTTTCAACCAGTTGTGGGAATGGTGCAATCTCAGTTGCTTCCGGCACTCCAGCCGCTTATGAGTGCCTTACAGAATATCGGCAATGCCATCATGCCTGCAATCCAGCCCATCGCATCAGGGTTAGCTACCGTGGCGAGCTACATCGTGCAAACTATGAGCGTCATCTCAACTGCCGTAACGCCGGTGATTAATAACATCGCCTCGTCGATTCAGACGGTGCTTCCGGCACTCCAGCCGCTTATGAGTGCTTTGCAGAATCTCGGTAATGCCATCATGCCTATTATCACGGCCGCAATCCAGACCATTGCACCAGTGTTGTCTACCATAGTGAGCAACATCATGCAAACCATGAGCGTTATTGCGACTGCTGTAACGCCGGTGATTAATAACATTGCTGCGTTGATTCAGGCCGTGCTACCCGCCATCCAATCAGCGTTCCAAATCTGGGGCACTTACATTCAAGGCGTCATTAACGCGGTTTTCCCATTCATCCAGACGGTTGTCACTTCGGTTATGAACGTTATTAACGCGATAATCACCACCGTATTGGCAGCGATTAACGGTGACTGGTCTGGGGTATGGGAGGGAATCAAGAATATCGCTTCCAGTGTTTGGGACGGTATCAAAAGTATCGTTTCCGGTGCCATCGATGCAGTTTTAGGCATCATCTCAAGCGTTCTGAACGGTATCAGCGGTATTTTCGGCAGTGTGTGGAACGGTATCAGGGGGGCGGTAAGCAGCGCATGGAGTGGCATTACCAGTGCTGTCAGCAGTGGCGTAAGCTCCATGCTGAGCTTCATCACCAGCATCCCGAGCCGTATCATGGGCGTGTTCAGCGGAGCCGGATCATGGTTGCTGAGCGCTGGCAAGAACATTATTCAAGGTCTGGTTAACGGCATCAAGAACGCCATCGGCGGAGCCATTTCAGCGGTCAAAGACGCTGTTGGCGGTATCATCGATGGTGCCAAAAGCCTGCTGGGCATCCACTCCCCGTCGAAGGTGTTCGACCGTGAAATCGGTCGGATGATTCCTGCTGGTCTTGGCCGTGGCGTAACGGAGAACAAGCGTGCGGCCACTCGACCGGTGGAACACATGGTGAATTCTCTTCTGCCGTCGTCCATCGTGACGCCCATGCCTGTCATGTCCAGTCCGGTGCCCATGAACACGACTAGTGGCCCGCGTGTGAACGCGCCTATCACGGTGAACGCGCTCGACCCGAACGCGGCAGCTCGGGAAACCGTGCGGGTGATTAATTTCCATTACGTGTGACAAGCAGCGCGGGTAGACTGAGGGTATGGCTATCTTTACCCTTGACCCGCGCGACGTTCGTCTGACCCTGAACAGGTTCCCCTTGTATGGAACCGACTCATACGGGTGCGAGTGGCACGTAACGTTCCAGAACGTCTCAGGATTGTTCGACGGTGTTGGCTCGACTTTGCAGACCAAGGACAAGGCATGGTCGGACGGATGGTTCAGCAATATTCCAGTGGCTCAAGGCCGGTCTATCTCCATTGAAGGCCATATCATCGGCAAATGCACGGAAAACTGTATCAACGCTTGGGATGCATTCAAACGCTCGTTCAACATCACCGAACAGTCGCTTGTAGTGCAACTGGGGAATATCAGCCGTCAAGTGCAGGTCATGCAATCGTCTTCCGCGCCATTGGTGGAATGGGCTGGCGTCAACATTCTCAAATTCAGTATCGGATTAACCGCTTTGGACTCGTATCTGTACGATACGCAGTCGTTGAACGGGAATACTGGTCTGCCACGCTCTCAGGGCGGTATGACATTCCCCTATCATTTCGAGAACATGGATACTGGCAAGGGGTCAACGTGGGTGTGGTCTGAAACAACAGTGTCGGGTAGCGTGCGCCTCACTAACACTGGTAGTGCTCCGAGTCCGGTGACGATTCGTATCGATGGGCCTGTTGTCAACCCGCAGGTCGAGCACAGTCCGAGCGGACACATCATGGCGTTCGACCTCAGTTTGGGTGAGGGCCATTACATTCTTATCAACGGTGACACACACGAGATTCTTGTTGATGGCACTGACCCGGCACGTGGCAGTGTGATCCGGCGTGAATGGAGCTACGCGGAAATCGGGGAGAATGTTTGGATGTTCAGCGCCGAGGAACCATCTGATAACGCTCGTATGACGGTATCGTTCAACCCGGCTTACATCTAAGGAGGTTTCGGATGTCTTTTATCTCTAACCGGTTGCCGCAGGCGAACGGACTATCCTCGGGCACGGAGCGTGTATTATGGCAGCGTTCCGGCTTGCAGTTCGTGGCCGTCACGTTGGATGACGGTACGGTGATAGCGGAACTCCCAGACCTCCAACTGACTCATTTGACGTACCGTTTCGAGGAAACGACCAGTGAAACGGCCATGCTCCCGTGGCGTAATGCTCCCCGCAATTGGGATGAAGCCACCACCCCGTATCAGGTAGCCATACTCCTAGTGCGCGAATCCACCGTATTGTGGGGCGGTATCGTGGTCAAACGAGAGCGGGTAATGCGCGGTGACGGTTTGACGCTGACATTGGCAACTGTCGAACACTATCTCGATAACGTGTATGTGCAGGATCATACGTACACTAATCGTGACCAGTGCGAAATCGTGGAAGACCTCGTAACCAGCACTCTTAAAAACCATCGTTTCAATCTCGTTGTCGAAACGTCCCCGAGTAGCATTAAACGTGACCGCACGTATGAGGCCAAAAGCGACAAGACCCTGTTAAGCGTATTACAGGAGCTCGCCAACGTGTTGAACGGGCCTGAATGGTGTACCTCGTGGCGGGCCATCAACGACGGTCATTATGAGCCTGTGATGACGGTAGCCGACCGTATCGGTTCCACCACGCCAAGCACCACATTCGATGAAAGCGTTATGACCACGTTCAGTCTGTTGGAGGATTACACGAACGGGTACGGTGCTAACGCGGTCATGGCGGTGAGTACGGCGGACGCGGGCGACCGTCCCCAGTCCGATTGGATGATCGCAGACCAGCCCCACCGGCCTCGACTCGAATATGTGTTCCAACCGTCAACCAGCATAAAAAATAAGAGTACGCTGAACGAACATGCTAAATTATCATTGTTGCAGATGCAGAACGGTACTCAGACCATCACTATGGGCTTGAGTCTGCTATCCGCTCCAATGGTGTATGAGGAGTGGAAGCCGGGCGACCTTATCGCATGGACGGTGGAGGAAGACGCCGAGCATTTCCCCAACCATAATCACGGTACCGCCCGTATCATCGGGTATGAGATTGATTTCAGTCAGTCGTGGACTATCACGCCTACATTGCAACAGGAGGATGATAATGCCGAGCAAATTCAAGTTCAGTCTCGATAGCGCGGACGCTACAGCCCGCCAGTTCTCGGACATCAAACGACAGTTGCAGGAGCTGCCTCCGAGCATCGTCAACAGCGTTAAACCTATGGTCGATCAGATCACGGCCATGTATGAGGAAGTGCAGACGTTGACGAACAATCTTGACCAGCGGGTGCAGGAAAGCATCACCCGCAACAGTTACACCCGTTCAGAGATTGACTCCAAAACACAGGAGTGGAACTGGGGGGTATTGACTCCAAATCGTGGCGGTACTGGTACCGGCAATGCCTACAATAACTTGTTTACGTCCGGCCAATGGCGTGCCGCGTGGATATTGTCTGACGGCACTATGGGCACGGCGCAGTCGATTCGTGCGGTGAAGACCGATATCGTGGACGCGGACGATTACATTCCCGTTGACGCTCTTCGCAAGGTGAAATGGTGCGTCTATCGGATGAAGGATGACAAGAACCTGAACCTTGATGATTCGCAGCCTATGGTAGGCATGATAGCCGACGATATGGATGAAAACGGGCTGGGTTTCTTCTGCGAATATGATGCAGACGGCACTCTGGTAGGCATCAATTATCCCATGCTTGGTGTGGCGGCGCTTCGACTTGCTCAGCAGGTGGCGGATGACTTGGACGCGCTCAAGGCTAAGGTTGACGAACTATCCTCTGGCACGGATAAAATGGGTGTAGACGATTCGGAGGATTGATTATGGCTATTATCATGCACCCGCTTACCGCGTTGAATGGTTCACCGACGTATACTGCGGACGATTACCGTCACGCCATCAACCCTCTATTATTGCCGTCCGACGGTACCGCGTTCAACGGGTTGTCCGGCATCCGCTACGGTTCCCCGAGTCCTCTGGTCACGGTGAGTGGTCTGACTGCTACGGTCAAGGCTCATTGCGGTACTATCAGCCCGTGGGATGGTTTGGGCGCGTACACTTACGCCATCACCACCAATACGACCGTGCAACTGGCGGACTCAACCAACAATTACAAAATCGCGGTTACGGTGGAAGACCCTTCGCAGTCGCATGGTACGACTCCGCGCGGCAAGATAGAAGTGTTCACGGCTGATACGAATGACTCGAATATCAACGGTCTGGTGATCGCCAAGGTTAACGCCGGTGTCGCGTCCGATGCGGCCCCGATGATTCGTAACAGCGCTATTCTGATGGCGCGTGATCTTGCCCAGCTGAACACCATTAATGCGGTGGATGGGCAGGAGGCTGTGACAATGGCTGATAATGCCCATTATGTCAGAAGCGGTGGAATGTGGAAACAGAAGAACGTTGTGATCCACCCATATGCTATTGGAACTTTCACCAGATCAGACAGGCAATTGCAAGTAAACAACGGCATGACGCTAATGCATATGACGCTTACACATAACGACTTCGACAGCGCATCCATCGTGAACGATGGTAACGGGTCGAACGTAACGAATCTCCCCGTAGGCGATTACTCCGTCTACGTTTCGCTGGCATTGTCGTCTAATGCAGGATGGCTGAATCTCAATCTCGGTATCGGCAATGGCGTAAAGATGTTAGGCCCGGGTGTAAGCGAACAATTAACGGGTTCAACTGGTTTCACCCGATTGAATTTAGCCACGATGCTGAGAGTAACTCAGACGAACACGAAGATAAGGGTTTTCACAAACAATAACGTTTCCGGTACCATGCGTGAAAAAGGGACCATGTTCATAAACCAGCTTGGCTAGTCATTATCTCCGGCCAGTCCCTCCCATGTTCCATCGTTTCTGGCATAATGGGCATTATCGTCACGGTCTAAAATAGAGACTATGACTGATATTCTCACTGCAATTATCGGCGTAGGCGGCGTGGCCCTCGGAGGACTCATAACATGGTTGGCCCATCGTCGTTCAGACCTCACCAGCGCATATCAAGCCTTAGTCTCAGCGCAAGGGGATATGAAACGGCAGATCGACGCGCAAGACCAGAAGATAGACGCGCTAATCAAGAACCGGGATGCGTTGCAATACACGATTGATCTTGAGACGAGCTATATTCGCGCGTTGGGGCACTGGCTGTCCAAGTTCTGCGATATCATCGAGCCTGAATTTTTGGAGAATCATCCTAAACCGTCGTTGCCTGATGGTCTACGCGACCGTATTGCATCGCTTGAGGAACTGGCTGGAGATAATGAATAGCCGAGCCTAATACGCATTATCGGTAATAATAATCTCGATTCGTTCGATGCTAAGATGATCCTATGAGACGTTTCAAACGGTGTGTGATTCTTGTATTCTCGCTCGCCGCCGTCTCGTTGATAGTCCACGTCCTGATAACGGCCTACGCCGTTTTATGCATGGCGTGGCTGTTCTTCTACATGATCAGCCTATAGGAGGAGTTTCGATGGCTTTGAACGGTATCGACATCAGTAATTGGCAGTCTGGTATTGATTTGTCTGCCGTACCGTGTGATTTCGTTATTAGTAAGGCGACGGAGGGATGCTGGTACGTGTCAGCGGATTGCGCTCGGCAAGTTGAGCAGGCGTTGAGTCTGGGAAAGTGTGTTGGCGTATATCATTACGCCAACAGTGGTGACGCTGTTTCCGAGGCTGACTTTTTCGTGAACAATTGCGCGAATTGGGTCGGCAAGGTCGTATGGTGTTTGGACTGGGAGCAACAGGGTAACGGACTGTTCGGGGCTGGCGCGCCTGCTCAACAGTGGATTAGGTCGTTCTGTGACCGCGTGTACGAGCGTACAGGCTCCCAGCCTATCGTCTACGTGGGAGCGTCCATGCTTAACGATGCTCAGAACATTGGAGACCGTGGATTGTGGGTGGCTCAGTACGCGAATATGGACGTTACGGGGTATCAGGATACGCCGTGGAACGAGGGCGCGTATGCGTGCGCTATCCGCCAGTATTCGGGCAATGGTCGGCTGCCCGGATATTCAGGCAGTCTCGACCTCGACAAGTTCTATGGTGATGTGAACTCTTGGAATGCGTATAAGGCTGGTCATTCGACTGTGACCAACGTGCCGACCCCTTCTGCTCCTGCCCCGTCTACTCCCGCGTCTGACACGTACACCGTGCGTTCCGGTGACACGTTGAGTGGTATCGCGTCGATGTATGGGACTAGCTGGCAAGTGTTGGCGCAGATTAATGATCTGTCTGACCCGAATATGATTTATCCGGGGCAGGTGCTGAATATCAATGGCACTGCCAATACGGTTCAGCCCGGTAGCGACACGTATACGGTGCAGTCGGGGGACACGTTGAGCGGTATCGCAGCCAAGTACGGGACTTCGTGGCAGACCATCCAACAGCTTAACGGTATTGCAGACCCGAATCTGATTTATCCGGGTCAGGTGTTGAAAGTGCCGGGCGGCGCACCGTCACCGTCACCGTCCCCGTCCGTTACAACGTACACTATCCAGCCCGGTGACACGTTGAGTGGTATCGCCGCCCAGTATGGCACCAGTGTTTCCAATCTGGTGGCGTTGAACGGTATCGCCAATCCTGACGTGATCTACGCGGGCCAAACGATTCGCGTCAACTAGACTATCCGATAGGAGGTTTGTTATGAGCATGAATACTGGTGAACCGGTCAAGGACGCCGTGATTACCAACGAGGTGCCGGACGGTAATGATGATTACGTGCCGACGTTCAACGCCGCGACTCGTAAGTGGGCGTATCTGGTTTCTGGACTGGTCGGCATCGCTGGCGCGGTGCTGAGTTTCGTGAGCGCAGTGCCGGACGTGCCGTCATGGATGGCCGTGATGGGTGGCGCTTGCGCTCTAATCGGCTCCGGCGTGGCTGGAATGTTCGGCGTCCACTACGCAGGCATCTCCAAGTGATACACTGGTGTTGCTCCTTTCGAGCGATGGTGTGATGACCGATTGAATTAGCCCGGAACTGGTCTTGATGACTGGTACCGGGCTAATTCTTTTTTTAGTTGCTTAAGAGCAATTTTTTACATCGGTATTCACTGAACACCGGAACGTTTTCTGGGTGGTCGTTGTAGGCGCTGACCAGCCAACCGTTCTCATGCGATTCCTTTGGATGAGCGTGGATACGCCCGTGGCATCCCATTGTTCCCGAACCGCACACGGTAATCAGGTTGCTGGGTAGGTTCAGCCCTTCCCAAGCGTGGGAGCGCATACGACGGTGGTGCAGGTTGAACGCGGAGGCGCTTAACGTTCTCCCGCAGATGAAGCATCTGCCGTGGTCTCGGTGGAACACTTTCATACGGGTTTCGATATCAGGGTCTGTTTTGCTCACTCGGATACTCCTTCGCATTGACGTACTCCCCTCGGCTGAAGCCGGGGGCACCCTCACGGCAAAACGCAGTGGAAGAAGTACATGGTTATTGGGGCGACTACTTTGAAGAAATATTGTTTATCGGTGTCTGTCTTGCATTCATGAATGGACGTGATCTTAACGCCCTCAACGCTGCTTAGGATGTCGTAGAGTTTGAGGAACGCCCCGGCGTCTTTAATCCCGATCTGTCCGAACGTGAGTTCCTGTCCTAGTCCTTGGGTGTCGATGATTCCCTGTGCTTGCGGGGCCTTCTGCAAGAGGTTGATGATAGAGGTCAGATAGTTGATGGTGTTCATTTGTTGCTCCTTTGGTGTGATGATGATTGGATTATTGTGTAGGTTTTCAGACTATGGTTTAGTCTTTTGTCAGGAGGTCGTAGCCGAGTTGTTCGGCTAGTCGCAACCGGTATTGTTTTTGTGGTTTGCGGCGTCCGTTTTCCCACATGGCGATGACGTTATAGCCGGCTACGCCGATTCGTTCGGCTAGTTCCGCTTGTGAGTATCCGTGGCGTATACGCCAGTATTTGATGCACTGGCCGATGGTTACGTTGTCGCTGATGGTCTCGTAGTCAATGGGGATGTTGCCAACGTCTTGTCGTGTGTAGAACTGGCCGGTCTGGCTGTCTTGTTCTACGGCGACTTCTTGACCGTTGATTACTGTCTTGATTTTGGTTTGCTTGCGCATGTTTCACCTTCTTACGATGTATGATATATCCATTATATCAATGTTTTTTGTTTTGTCAAACAAGTCTTCAACAGCTTTGCGCCCATTGTCGGTAAGAGCAAACCGCCAGCAATGACGGTGCCGACTGTTCACACCCTTTCGGTCAACGCGATACACATGCCCCGAACGCTCAAGATCGACCATACGAGACCTAAGCCACTGAGGAGTGTCGCAGTATTTCACCAAGACCGCCATATGTTCGATTTCCTCGTTAGTGACCGGGCGTCTAGCCACCCAAAGAAGAAGCAGAACATGCACCTGCTGCTTGGTGAACATCATGACACCCCCATTTCCGCTGAATGGCGTAGGAACGCGGCAACACTAGCCGCCACCATCCACCCGGCCACCCATCTGACCCCGAACCGTATCCGGTTGATCTTGGCTGACATGGCCCACACCGGAAGCGACACCCACGGGCTAAGACACCAACCGCAATAGGCGAGTTCTCCGAGACTATCCGCGTAATCCTTGGCCCACGTTGGGAGCGAGCTGGGAAGGTTCTCGGTCTTTACGGTCAGCTTGCGGCGGAGCGCGGAAAACATATAGCCGGGGCCGGTCGAGAGCTGTACGACGGTGGTCGCGTATCCAGCTGTGATTCCGGCGGAAAGCACGGCAGTCCACCAATTAGTCTTCATTGGTTTTCCTTTCCGCGTGGCGACGCCAACAGTGATATCGTTTGTTGTAGTCCGCGTACAGGTCTTCGTAGAGTTGTTTCGCCTCGGTGGTGGCTTCGTTGTAATCGAACCCGTGCTGTTGCAGGGCGTATCGAGCGGCACCGATCCAGATGGAGCGGCGCACGTGTTGATACCAACGGTCGAACAGTTTGCCGCACGCTTTGTCGTGCTTGTCGTCTCCGAGGAAGTCGGCCACGCTTTCCACCATGAACTTTCTCAGAGTGTTCGCGGTGATTCGGTTGCTGTCGAACAGTTCCAGCACATCGCTGTTTAAAGTGTTATTCTTCATTGGGTTCCTCCTCTTCTTCGGGTTCGTCTTCGTCCGCTAGGTAATCGTCAAGGCTGATGTCTTGCGGCTTGAAGTAAAACAATCCATCCAGCAAGATCATCGGATAGCGCACAGTTACCCCTTGGTCTTTGGCGATGGCGCGTATACCTCTGGCGGTGGGGCTTCCCGACAGCACGATACGGAGCCTACGCCCCATCTGCTGTGCGTACACGTGGCATGTGCTCAGATAAGCGGCGTCCTTCCGGTTGCACGTGGGACATCCGTCGAACAAGGCGAACATGTCAGGGCTTTCAAGAATCGTTGCGGTTTTCATCAGAACGTCACCCCCAGAGCGTCGGCCAGCACATCGGAGATATGGAGCGTGGCCAACTGGCTACGCTTATGGGTTTCGATTCTTTCGGTGATGTCCTTGCGGTACACGGGGATGACCTGATGGTGTGCGGCTCCTACCACGCGCGGGTCAAACATCGAGAAGAATAGGACTTCCAGCGAATCGCACACCACGAAGTACTGGAGCACCTGCGCTTTGTACTGGTCGGGGATGAAGTCGAAGCCGGTAGCTTTGCTGTCGAGCGTGTACTCGGGCAACACCTGTTCAATGACCTCGACCAGTTCAGGCTTGAGGTTGGCGATATGAGACCTCATGGCGTCCGTGTGCATCATCCACGGCACGACGGCCTGCAAATGGTAGGCGGAGTCGAGCGACTTGCATTCGATGGCCCACGTCGGCTTCTCACTGTGCTCGTAGGCGTCGGGACTGCACGCGATACGGTCATCGTCGTCACTCTCCCAGATACCGCAGTCGGTCACGCAATCACCGGGGATGAAGCCGAGTGTTTTGAGTGTGATCTGGATGTTCTCGGGTTCGAGACGGTGGCCGCGTTCCATCGGAGGTTCACCGTCCGCTGGTTCGGCCCACAGTTCCGCAAGGAACTTCCAGAAGTCCACGCCGACCTTAAGCCGCTTGTTCTTGGCTTCGGCGTCCACGATCTTATCGTCGTAGTTCTGGGCATTCGTGTAATACTCGTTGGCTTTGTCTGGCGTCTTCGCCTTCTTCGCTTGTTCCAACGCCTTGTCTCGGTACTCTTTAAGTTTCTCTACGTCGGTCTGAGCATAGTGTTCCAAGGCAAGTCCGCCGCTTTTGGTGCCGGTGATACGGCCCATGCGTTCGTCGAGCCATGCTTCGGTTTCGGTGGCTTGCGATACATTGATGATCTTCATTGATGTTGTCCTTTCGGTTGGGTGTGGGCGGGTGACGAGTCCCGCCCACAAGTCTTTAACGTGTTATATGGGGGCGTGACTGGTAGGCTCACGCCCTGAAGCCCGGAACAAGTCAGCCCCCATTGATGGAATAAGGGGGCTTTAGTTAGTGTCACCATCCATTAGTGAACCGTGCCACTTCGTTCGCCGTAAACTCGGCAGTGGCATCCCCGTCAACCTCGATGAACGTGTATAGGTTGTAGATTGGTTGACCGTCCTCATCAACTGCTTGATCACGGTCAATGCTGGACGTGATACCGTAGCGGGTGGCTTCGAGCGCCCAGTTCTCCTCATCGTTCCAAACGTCCTCGATGTTCCACTCGCGGGTACCGGTCTCGATTTCCTTGCTGTTGTCGATGATGGTGCTCATTTTGTTTGTCCTTTCGTTGGATATAAGTTCAAGCCGTTTGCCTGATATATATAATATATCATAATGTGATGGGTTGAGCAACATGGCGCGTGTGGAAAAATCACACACTCCTATTACTGGACTCTATGGCGTCAATCATGTTGATGACGCTGAGCATAACCACAATGGCTCCAATAAGCACCATGACTAGTGATGGAAGCACGATATTCCACGAACATCCCTGAGTCACGGAACAGACCACGCATCCTCCGAACCCGGCCCCTGACGTGAACAGCCCTATCGCCGTGAACATCATGTATCGGATCGCGTCGATTACGCCGAAAGGCTTGTTCTTGCTGTTGTTCTTCTGTTGATTCATTTCAGATTCTCCAATTCCTTTTCGATTTCTTCGCCCATCTTCTCCGACATGGGGCGCGGGTCATCGATATACGATTTGACACTCTTGTACATGTGGCCGATGAGCATATGGGCAAGGTTGACGTAATCCATGTTCGGAACGCATATGTTCAGATCACCTAATTCGGTTCCGAATTGGAATATACCCACGATTTCATCGGAGTCATCCCTGTGCAATGGAGTAGATTCCATGCTCACGACCAGTGCGCAGCAATACGGCGTTTCCATGTCAGTTTGCCCTGATTCAGGGTAGAACTTGTGGATGTACTTGATGATGTTCAGCAGGTCTTTAGCTACTGATTCCGGGATACCGTCCTGCACTTCGCTTGTGACACTGGTATTGTTTCCGTCAAATGTGTAGTGGTTGATGAACAGCGGTTTGGCGTTTTCGGTGTCCTTGATGGTGTCGAGGACGATTTGTTGGTTGTCTGCCGCGTACAGTGTGACGTACATTGTTTGTGTTCCTTTCATGTTCAGTTGGCTGAGTTCATCAGATTCTGCAAATCGGTTTCCGTGAGTCCGTCCATCAGATTCCGGAAATCGGTTTGCGTGAGTCCCTGCCATCCCCTGACTCGACGTTTCAGGGTGCCGTTGATGAAGTCGCCGCGCGCGCCGGACGGAATATTGTGCACATCCATCGCCTTGACCAGCTCGGCGCACTGCTCCGCGCTTATGGGACGATCTGCGGTCTCGTAACGCTGTTTCGCATACGCGCCGTCATCGTCCTTGTCCGGGAAGATGCCCAACACCGCGTAGAGACTGTAGCGGCGTGCGTAGGTTATGGCGCTACCGACCTGCTGGGGGTCGCCGGTCACGAAGAACGGGTAGGAGCAGGCCACCATCTGTTCTTCATCGTCGAATATGATGGTTTCCACTGTTCCGATGACTTGCCGCGCTTCTCCTGTGTTGTCGAATGTGACGCGCTGGCTGAATGCCATCCCGTGCTTCTCGAAAACGGGTTTGATGGTTTTGAGGATTGTGGCGAGGTTGAGATACTTGTAAGTCCGGGTGCCTGCCTGCGCGGTTTCGTCGGTCACGAAGTTTGGTACTTCGTTGAGTACCCGCATGAACTTGTTGCTGAGGTTGTTGGTTGCCATCTCAATGTTCCTTTCTGATAGTGTGATGATATATAAAGTATATCACATGTTGTGTGATGTTACAAACTGATGCCTGTATTTCTTAGCGTTGATGTCGATTGCGGTGGTCATTTTCTTTTTCCTTTCCTTTCAAAACACTTCACATGGAAAGAACGGAATCAACAACCGTGTAGAATCCGGTGCAAAACTCTCCATTGTGCTCGCTGTGCAGTTCCGCACGACAACGTTTCGACAACAGACGGCGGCACTCATCAATCATGGCATGTTCACCGCGCGTATAGTATTCATCAATCAACCACCACGCGGCATACATGACCCCATCAAGCTTGTTTTCATCAGGCGAACCCCAATCGGTTTGATTGTGCGAATACGTAGTGTTGTACACGTTGGCGAGATACGCATACTCCGTGGAATCAGATTCACGAATATCAGGAAAAATCAACTGTAACAAAAGACATTTTAAAGCACCTCGATTGTGTTGTAATGCAATGCCAGAACGGGCTATATGGGCGTGATTGGTAGACTCACGCCTCACTTTTATAGGCGACGATACGGAACTGCCTCGAATAATCCACAAGGCCCTTGCCGTGACATTGGAGTTGCAATGCTAAAAAGCGTTGCGCGCCCTTAAGGGTCTTCCAGCTCTTGCCATAGGCAAACCATGCTGGCCACCATGTCGCGGCCGGTGGAAACGGATCATCATACGCATCCGGCGTGGTGTATCCCTCGATGTCGTATTCCACGCTCTCGATTCCCGCACGATTTTTTGCGATGACCGGCACTGCTTCGGCTGCCTTGAGAGCAGTGGCATAGTATTGTGTTTTACGCATTTTGATACTCCTCGTTTGTGGTATAAGATCAAGCCGTTTGCTTGATATATATAATATATCACATGTGGTGTGATTAGGCAATCAGCAACACGCATAAACATGTTCCAGCGCCCTAGTCGGACGTGCTAGGACGTATGGCTAGGACGCTAGGACATGCATCAAGTCAGATCGGCCATGCCTCGCCGTTCGTCATATACACCTCATCCGCGTTCCCGTTGTCGAACTGGGCGTCCAGAAGCCCGTTCAGCATTGGCATCCCGCCGAGATTGTACGCTTCCACGAAGTATTCGAGGTGGTTCGGCTGGTTGCCCTCAAGAACGTACATGGGGCGCGCCCACTCGGTCTCCCCGTTACGTTCCTCATAATCCCTGAACGCCTGCTCGTACACGTCGGCGTCAACATACCCGTAGTCTCCGATACGCCATATCTCGTCCGTCTCGGTGTACGCGTCGAAGTCACGGCATTCAGGAATCAGACTGGTGTCGATACTGCGAATCATGTCGCGGGCCTGCTTCAGAGTGATTTTTTTGGTGTTTCCCATCTCTGTTCCTCCTTCGTCTGTCAGATAGAGCGGGATTCGTTGCCGTCAGCGTCGGAAAAGAACTCACGCTCCAAAGCCTCAACACCACCGTCGGCACCCCAATACGCACGCCTCGCCCTCAGAACGGTCGCCACATCGGCGGACATGGAATCCGGAAGCCTATGGGCCATCCAATTCGATAACTGCGCTTCGCTCCGCTGCTCCCGCTTCTGAACCCTCCAATTAATCGGGTTGGCCAGCCACACGGGCAGAGTCCGCACATACTGCAACGGCGTACCCTCGCACGACTCCACGAAACGCTTCTCCGCCCTCATAAGCGCGTCGGCCCCAACCTCATCGAACGCCTGATTAAAGCACTGAATGAATTCGTTTGACACCCTGCATTTCTTCGGCCACAATCCCATAAGCGCATTGAGCGTATCCACCGAATGGCAGGAGACTGTTATTTTTTCTTCGCCACGCGAGTATTGTTCTTGGGTTTTGTTCTTTTGGGTATTGTTAGTCAAAACCTCGTTTTGGGGTGGGTCAAAAGCAGGTTTTGGGGGGTCAAAAGCAGGTTTTGGGGTCGATACATGGTCATAACCCGGTTTTGGGGTGGGCTTCCACAGCGAGACGTGATACCGGTTGGCCCTGCCATCTGACTTGACCCGTCGGATGTAGCCCAGTTGTTCAAGCACGTTGAGGCTTTTGGATACCGTAGGCTGTGAGCAACGCGCGATCTTCGCCAGCCGCTCCAGACTGGGCCAGCATACGCCGGTGTTGTCGGCGTGACGTATCAGCGCCATGTACACCAGCAGATCGTAGCCGCCCAACCGGTCATCATCCACCGCCCAATTCGGCAGCATCGAAAAACCCGAGTTCTGTGCTATACTCGTATCGGACATATTTCCACCTTTCTGTTAGCGCCTCCCTTCAGTTCTCTCGGGGAGGCGCTTGCTTTATTCCTGTTCCTATCTTATTTGATGTTGGTGCGCCCGGTTCCAGTGAGCATATATATATATTATATAGCTAGCATATGCTACTTGCAATCAAGGATAATCTGAGGTATATTTAAATCATGTACGCTAAAGACTACACCGCAACGACGGAGCAGTACGCGGAACGCTGGCACCTCAACATCCAGACAGTCCGCAGATACTGCCGTGAGAAACGACTGCCCTATATCAAGGTGGGCAACCGCTACTACTTCAACCCCGACATCACACCACTACCCATAGGAGCAACGATCAACGATGAATGACCCACGAATCACGATACCGCTCGCACGCTTGGCGGCAGACCCCGAACGCAAACAGACCCGCAACGGCACCCCCTACATGCTTATCCGAGTCGCCGCCACAGGCGGACACATGGACAAAAACACGAAACAGTGGGTAGACCACGACACCATGTGGGCGACCATATTCGAGTACGATGTGAGACTTGCCGAAACCTATGAACGCATGTTACGCAAGGGCACACCGGTACGGGTCGAGGGAGCCTTGAAATGGAAGACCGGCACCGACAATAATGGTCAGCCGCGCACCGACTTCGTCATCGAACACGCGAACATCAGTCTCGTCATGCTCAAGGCGAAGAACCAGCAGACTCAGCAAGACCCGCAGGCTGGCAACCAGTGGCCGGGAATCGACACGTTCGGCCCTACCAACTCAACCAACCAGACCGACAACAAATGGAGCGTGTTCTAAATGACAGTGAATGTGACTCAGAAAGACGAGACTTTGAACGAAATCATCGATTTTTGCGAAGAGGTTAAGAGCGTCTGGTGTCGTATAGAAGGAGCGCGCGCCCGAGGATACCGTGAAGCGCTCGCCGACGTAATCGCCCATTGCCGTGACAGCCTAGGCTATTCCGGCAACATGCCCACGGAAGTACCGAATCAAAGCGAGGACACGAAAAAGAGCAGTGTGTCAGAACCCCTCCCGCATGACATGGGTCTGCGCGTGGAACTCGATACGAACGAAGCATATTACCTGAAAAGCGGATGGAAAGAGCGGTGTGACGGTATCTACGGGCTTGCTTGCGGATACGTGGATTGTTCCGAAGGTATTACGTGGTTTAAAGACTCGGCTCACATCGCAATCATGAACAGCCACGTAAAGCTAGCAGTTCCATGGGAGGAACCTGAAACCGAAACCACCAAGCAAATCGAAGACACGAATGTGAGGGAGACGGGCTATGAGTCCTGACGCGGAACGTATCCGCAAGCACTGTATGCGAAGGGCAAAGGGCGATGGGCGACTGGCGTGACAAGGCCGTTTGCCGTGACATGGACCCTGAACTGTTCTTCCCAGCCACACAGGTTGAGGAACGATTGGCCCGCAAAGCCTGCTCCACATGCCCGGTAATACTCAAATGCGCACGGTACGCGGAGGAACTTACCCTGATAAACGGCTACCCGTTGCAAGGCATATGGGGCGGAATAAACATGAGCAGAAACTACATGAACAACGAAACGGAGATGGGGAAATGAGCATCGCGGAACAGGAAGCCAGACAAACATATCCAGCCGAATACCAATACGGTTTGCGGGAAGCGTACCTGCGCGGCCGCAACGCACCACCCACGAATGCCGAGATTGAAGCCGGGGCGAAAGCGTTCTACGAGGCGTTGAAGCCCGACTCTTACCCTCAATGGGATTCTGACTGCGCGTTGAGGGCCGAATACTACGACGCCATGCGACTCGCAGTCAAGGCAATGCAAGGAAAGGCAACGGAAGAATGAGCAACTTTTACACGGCGGGCGCGGCCGCCATGACCTCGAACAAGGACGATTGAGAGACTCCGCAGAAACTGTTCGACCAGTTGAACGAGGAATTCCACTTCACCCTCGACGCGGCATCCAGCGACCAGAACGCAAAATGCGAGCACCATTACACTGCCTCAAACAGCGGCCTCGAACATTCGTGGGAGGGGAGACCGTTTTCTGCAATCCTCCTTACGGGCGGAACATCGGCGACTGGATTCGCAAGGCTTCACAGGAGGCCAGCAAGCCGAACACGCTCGTAGTCCTACTGGTGCCCGCACGCACCGACACCCGCTGGTTCCAAAACCATATACTGCATCGCGCGGAAGTCCGATTCCTGCCCGGACGATTGAAGTACGAGGTGAACGGGCAGGCCGGTGAAGCGGCACCATTCCCCAGCATGATTGTCATCATGAGAACCGGAGAAAGACAATGATGTGTTTTCACAGGATTAGCCCGTGTCCCAAATGCGGGGACAAGCGATTCAAGCTGATTTACGAGAGTCTGGAGGCAGACGATGAGCTATAAGGCGAAGATATTCACCCGCGAGGAGTTTCGAGAGGTCGTAGCAGCCGCCATCTACGACTACGAACACGCTCCCGCGAAATGCCTCTACACGACCAAGGATGCGGCAGACCAACTCTACGGCGAGTACGGCGAGGAAACCGAGGTGGAGGAATGAAGAGAACACTAGGAGGAAGTCAACCAATGATCGGCGAACCGGTTTCGTTCAGCTTGTTCATTCCCGGTATCCCCGCTAGTAAAGGCTCCTACCGTCCAATCACCGGCAGGAGCCGCACCACCGGCAAACCCGTAACCCGCCTCATCCCAATGGACAAAAAGGAACGCCCGTGGCGCAACCACGTTAGAGACACCATCCTAAACCACAAACCACCAACCATCCCACACGACTCATACATCACGGTAGAAACCACGTTCTATCTCCCCTGTCTCTTATACACATCTCCGAGCCCACGAGACAAGAGGCAA